CAATGGCAAAAATTCTACGACCCAGGAAAAAACGACAACGAGCGTTCACCATTGAATGAGGTTTACGAAGAATTAATAGCTACAGGTAAAGAGTCTGACAAACAATTGGCGGCTCAATATCGTTCTCGTAAATTTTATATCGTAAAAGTTATAGATAGAGATAAAGAAGAAGACGGACCAAAATTTTGGAGATTCAAACACAACTACAAAAATGATGGTATTTTAGACAAAATCATTCCGATTTGGAGAAATAAAGGTGATATTACTGACTCTGAAAAAGGTCGTGATTTAATCATTGAATTAAACAAATCAAAAGCACCAAATGGTAAAGAATATACTGCGGTATCAACAATTATGTATGATGACCCAGCACCTGTTCACGAAGATAAGGCACAAGCAAAAGCTTGGATTGAAGATGAGTTAACTTGGTTAGATGTTTATTCTAAAAAACCTGTTGAATACCTTGAGGCGATTTCTCGTGGAGAGACACCAAAATGGGATTCAGAAAAAGGTGGATATTCATACGAAAGTGATTCAGTTAATACAGAATCATTCGGTGGTGGAAAACCTCAAAGTTCTGTACCGGTTGACCCTCAAGCAAATGATTTACCGGATGAAGAGCTTCCATTCTAAAATGGAAAAACTACCTTTCTAATCTTTCTGTATATTTATTATAAAATAACAGAAAGATTATGGGGGAAGTTAGTGAAAAAAAATGTTTTAAATGTGGACACATTTTACCTATTGAAGAATTCTATGTACATAAACAAATGGTTGATGGACATTTAAATAAATGTAAGGAATGTACTAAGATTGATGTTAAGAAAAGAGAACTTAAATTAATGAACGACTCCGAATGGATTGAAAAAGAAAAAGAAAGACATAGAGAAAAATATCATAGACTAAATTATAAGGGAAAGTGGTATCCCACAACAGAAAAAAAACGGGAAACCACAAAAAAATACAATCAAAAATTTCCTGAAAAATATATGGCAGCTAAATATACTGAAATATTTTTAACAAAAGTTCCGGGGTTTCATTTACATCATTGGTCGTATAATCAAGAAGATTGGTTAGATGTTATAAAGTTATCAATCAAAGACCATAATTTAATTCATAGACATTTAATTTATATTCAAGAAATTATGAAATACTCTACAAAAGACGGAGAAATATTGGAGAATAAAGAAAACCATTTAGAATTTATAAATACAATATTAAATAAATTACAATATGACGTTTAAAGAAGAAATTGACTTACAATTAAGGGATAACAAAATGTTATCTTATGAAATTCTAAGTCAACTAAAAGATAAAGGATACTTTTCAGGTAGAGCTAAACAGATTGGTGAAACAGTTTTGTTTGCTATGTTGAAAGAAGAATCAGAAGATGGGGAATTAGGTCTTAGATTGATAACCCTTCATGAAGAAGAAATTGGTGTTCTTTACGAAGAAGACAATACTTTCTATAATAGAAATAAAACAAGTAAATTACCTAACATTAAAAGAATAGAAAATGGCAATCAAGAAAACTGATTTTAAGTCTATTAAAGACAAATTCTCAACATCCGCAAAATATAAACCTCAAAGATTTTTTGATTTAGGTCCTGATTTTTTGGACGCTGTTGGATTACCTGGTCCTGCAATAGGACATTTAAATATGTTTTTAGGTCACTCAGATACAGGTAAAACAACTGCTTTGGTTAAAACTGCGGTGGATGCTCAAAAGAAAGGTATTCTTCCTGTGTTTATTATCACAGAACAAAAATGGTCGTTTGAACACGCAAAACTTATGGGATTTGATTGTGAGGAAGTTGTTGATGAAGAAACAGGTGAACTTGATTGGGATGGGTTTTATATTTTTAATAACAATTTTAGTTATATTGAACAAATAACAGACTATATTAATAATTTGTTAGATGAACAAGAAAAAGGTAATTTAGATTACAGTTTATGTTTTATGTGGGATTCGGTTGGTTCCGTTCCTTGTAAAATGACTTTTGAAGGTAAAGGTGGAAAACAACACAACGCTTCAACATTAGCCGATAAGATTGGTATGGGTATCAATCAAAGAATTTCAGGGTCTCGTAAAGCAGACTCTAAATATGAAAACACTTTAATTATTGTAAATCAACCTTGGGTGGAGTTACCTGATAATCCATTTGGACAACCAAAAATTAAAGCTAAAGGTGGTGAGGCGATTTGGTTAAACTCATCATTAGTTTTTTTATATGGAAATCAAAAAGGTGCTGGTACAACTAAGATTACCGCAACCAAAGATAAAAGAACAATTAAGTTTGCATCAAGGACAAAAGTGTCTGTTATGAAAAACCATATTAATGGTTTAGGTTATGATGATGGAAAAATAATCGTTACACCACACGGATTTATTGGAGGTAAAGATGCAGCTGAAGAGAAAACTTCATTGGAAAAATACAAAAAAGAATACGCAGATTATTGGAAAGGAATCATCGGAACAGATGGTGATTTTGACCTAAAAGAAGAAAAAGAAGACAATTAGTAATTTATTCACCCTTTAAATCACAACTGTGATTAAAACATTAGTAATAGACGGTTCAAACTTAATGAAGATTGGATTCCACGGAGTAAAAGACCTCTATAGCGACGGAAGTCACTTAGGTGCCATTTACCACTTTATCAATACAATTCGGAAATTCCTTGAAGAGCATAACTACGATAAAGTAGTTGTGTTCTGGGATGCCGAACATAGTTCGTCCGTTCGGAAAGGGCTATATCCTCAATATAAAGGAAAAAGAACAAATGATATGAACGAGTATAAACTTGAATCATATCTTACACAAAATGCCCGTATTAAAGAATATCTTGAAGAGGTCTTTGTTAGACAAGTTGAGATGATTAATAACGAGGCGGATGACTTAATTGCTTATTATTGTCAGATAGCTATTGATGAGGACATTACTATTTTTTCGTCAGATAAAGACTTTACACAACTTATCTCGGGTAAAGTGTCCATTTACTCACCAAACTTAAAACGATACTTTAAACAAGGTGATATGGTCACTATAAATAAAGTTGAAATACCTCATTATAATGTGTTAACTTGTAAAATTTTTGCTGGTGATTCATCTGATAATATTGATGGTATTGAAGGTTTAGGGGAAAAAACTTTGGTTAAGTTATTTCCCGATATTCAAAAAATGCCCGTTAATATGGACATTCTATTGGAAAGTGCCCGAAATAACGAGCAAAAGAAAAAACCCAAATCATTAGAGAATATTTTGATTGGTAAAACAAAAAATGGTATACTTGGAGAAGAGTTCTATAAGATGAATAAAAAGATTGTGGACCTTGGAACACCACTTATTACCGACGAGGGTAAAGAACTTGTTGAACAAATTTATACAGATACCATAGACCCCTCAGAAAGAGGATACAAAAACTTAATGAGACTTATGATGGAAGATGGTCTCTTTAAGTATCTTCCAAAAAACGACGAAGCTTGGGTAGACTTCCTCCGACCATTTATGAAATTAACTAGAAAAGAAAAAAGAAACACAAACAAAAATTAAACAAACATGAGAGAACAAGACAGTACAAAAATGGAATTCCTTTTGACTCTAAATGAAAACATCGTAGTTCAAAGATTTTTTAATGTCCGAGGGTATAACCCAAAGGCAAAAAGCTCTACTGATTTATATGATTTTATTTTAAATCTAAAAGATGAGCTTCAACACGCGTTAAAAATGAAAACCGTAATTTACATGATAGACAATAAAGAATCGATTGTCCACGACCAATCAATTATGAACACATCTTATACAGATGGTCCTGAAGATTTTAACATTTATGTTAAACTTGGGGAACAGACAATTTGTCATAGAGTTTTTGACGGAAAATTTTATCCACCAAAAGTTCGTTATACAGTTGATGTACGACCACTTTTAAAAGAGGTACTTCGTGAATTAACTGACATTTTTTCAAATCATAAATTAAGTTACAATTATTTGGAATTTGACCTAAGTAAGTAGCTATTTAATTAATACACAGTTAAACATTAAAACAATTTATGAACAAAAATTTTGATTATTTAGGGAACACATTCCAACTACAATTACTAAATCAAATAGTAGTAGATAAAGATTTTTCATCTTCTATTATGGAAGTAATTGAATCGTCGTACTTTGACAATAAGTACTTTAAAATCATTTTACAAATGATTAAAGAATATTACATAAAGTACCAATCTACACCTAATTTTGAAACTCTTGACCAAATTGTTAAATCTGAAATTAGTCAAGAAATAGTAGCAAAAGTGGTTTTAGACACCCTAAAACAGGTAAGTGATGCTCCATTTGAGGGTACAACATTTGTTCAAGAGAAAGCTTTGAAGTTTTGTAAACAACAAGAACTTCAGAAAGCAATGGATAAAGCTCAAAAAATTATTACAGAAGGTGATTTTGAATCATACGATAAAGTTGAGGGGTTAGTAAGAAATGCATTACAAGTCGGTGAAATTGAAAAAGGACAGACAGACATCTTTGATAACTTAGATACCGTATTAGATGAAGATTACAGACACCCAATCCCTATGGGAATTGCGGGTATTGATAGATTACTTAAGGGTGGTTTGGCTAAAGGTGAAATTGGTGTTATCTTGGCACCAACAGGGGTTGGTAAGACAACAATTTTAACCAAAATTGCAAACACGGCATTTAATTTAGGGTATAATGTACTTCAAATATTTTTTGAAGACAACCCTAAAATTATTCAAAGAAAACACTTCACACTTTGGACAGGAATTGAGCCGGATAATTTGGTTAAAAATAAAGAAGAGGTGATGTCTAAAATAACTGAAATTAAAGAGACGATGAAAAATGAGTTAATTCTGAAAAAATTAGCTTCTGATACTATGACTATGAATCAAATCAAAAATCAAGTTAGAAAAATTATTGCCGATGGAACAAAGATTGATTTAATTATGTTAGATTATATTGATTGTATATTACCTGAATCATCAAGTAAAGACGAATGGAAAGCGGAAGGTTCTGTAATGAGAGGATTTGAAGCAATGTGTCATGAACTAGATTTAGTAGGATGGACCGCAACACAAGGTAATAGGTCTTCAATTTCAGCTGAAGTAGTGACGACCGACCAAATGGGTGGGTCAATTAAAAAGGCTCAGGTTGGTCACGTAATTATCTCCATTGCAAAAACCCTTCAACAAAAAGAAATGAATTTGGCGACAATCGCTATAACAAAATCTCGTCTTGGTAAAGACGGTGTAGTTTTTGAAAATTGTAAATTCAACAATGAGTTATTAGAAATTGATACTGAAAGTTCAGTAACATTCTTAGGGTTTGAAGAACAACAAGAGGAAAGAAAAAGAGATAGGGTTAAGGAGTTAATGGAAAAAAGAAAACAAAAAGAAGAACAATTAAAACAAAATTAAAAAAATGGAAGAAAAAATATTAAAAGAAAATCCGAATAGATTTGTGATTTTCCCTATTGAACACAACGATATATGGGAATTTTACCAACAACATCAAGCGGCATTTTGGACGGCAGAGGAAGTTGATTTATCTAATGATATTAGAGATTGGGAAAATTTAACAGATAATGAAAGATTCTTTGTGAAGAATGTATTGTCATTTTTTGCAGCATCTGACGGAATTGTTAACGAAAACCTTGCAGAAAATTTCTTAAAAGAAGTTCAATACCCTGAAGCTAAATTCTTCTACGGGTTCCAACTTATGGCGGAGA